GGATAATTAAAAATAACACCCCCCCCCCTTTTTTTGGTACCAATATCGTAAAATAGTAAGTTTTTACGATATTTAGTTTAAGGAATATGTATTACTTGTTATGATATTGATGAATATATAATACGATAAATGCGATTTTTTTATTTCGCATAAATAATTTATTATATATAAAAATGCCTATATATAAATGTGAAAAATGTAATGTTATAACAGAAAATAATTATGATTATCAGAAACATATAAAAACTAAAAAACACCTGAAGAATATGGGTGAATTAGATAATAATCAAATTAACCAAAAAACAACCAAAAATAACCAAAATATACCATCTGATACCATCTCTGAAGATATGTTTGAGTGTGATTTTTGTAATGCTACATTCAAGCATATACAGAGTAAATACAGACATCAGAGCAATTATTGTAAAGTAAAAAAATCTCAAATAATTATAATAGAAGAGATGAAGAATGAGATGAAGGAACAGGAGGTAAGACATTCTGAGCAGATGTTGGAACAGGAAGCAAGACATTCAGAGGAAATGAGAGAAATTCGTAAAGAACTTATGAAGATAACAGAACTCGCATTACTCTCAAAACCATCATTAGGAAATAGAAACAGAAATTGTAATAATACAAACAACACAAATATTATAGTTAATGCGTTCGGGAAAGAAGACCTATCGTTTCTCAAAGATAAAGACTTTCTTGAAATGTTAAACTCTCCGGGAACGAGTGTCCAAACCCTGGTAAAGAAAATTCACTTCAACGAAGAACATCCTGAGAATAAGAATGTTAAGATTACAAACAAAAAACAGCCATATGCTAAAGTTTATAATGGTGATAAATGGTTACTAAAGGATAAGAAAGAGACCATTTCAGATTTAGTGGAGGACAAGATGAACATTCTGGATGGCAAGTTTGAAGAACTACAGGATGATATGACTCCTTTTAAACAAGAACGCCATATAGATTTTCACGAAAACACATCAGATGAGATGTTGGATGATGTCAAAAAAGAAGTTGAACTTTGTGTTATGAATGGGTAATTCAGTTTCAAATATTGTTCTCTAATCACTTTTTACTCAACTTTTATAATTTATAATTCAAATTATAAAAATGTGCTCTACTAACTTTTTGGTTAGTTTTACTAACTACTCGAAATCTAATGCCAAAGTTAAAATGTTGTTCTCTACTCAAATTTTGCTAAATCACCATCCAGACTACCATTCTCCAAACCAAAATTTGGTAAGTTCTTTTACCAAGATTTTTAAGTATTTTAAGGAGTATCTTACTCCTGAATTTTTATAAAAAAATGACCTGTATGTATAACTCCCTTCATTTTTTGGCGATGAAATAGCAAAAATCTGCGATTACATAGGTCTGTTTCGTCGGTTTTTGAACTTGATTTTAAGGGAGATTATAACGTGAAAAGGCTTCTAAATCAACAAGTATCTGGTCGGTGGTTAGAAAATCGAGTAGGGAACACGATTTTATTTTAAATTTGAAGTTTTGAGTAGTTAGTAAAAAAGTGAGTATAGCTCAATTCTAAAATGTTTGATTTTAGAATTATAAAATGAATTGAAAAGTGAGTAGAGAACATTATTACGCACTTGTCCATAGATTATTATCTGTATCAAAATAGTAAGGATAGTATTTACCACCGTAATATTTATGTGTTCTCGGACGCGGGAGCCAATTACTGTAATTTTCGAAGTAATTGATATATTGTGACATTGCTGATTTCCATGCACCATTAACAGGTATTGACTCGTTTGTTCCAGAATTTTCTTCTAAACACGGATTGAAGAAAACACCCATACCTATTTTTTGATTTGAAAAAAAGTCATACAACTGCTTTGTAATAATAGTTGCGTCAATAGTCAAAGGAGTAGATAAATCTTGTCCGATTACGTTTCTTTCCAACATAGAATAAATTGGATCTTCTGTACTTTTAGTAATTACAAACAATACATTTTGTACTCCTTTAATGTTATTTTTGTCCACAAATGTTACATTTTTAATGTCTGTAAAAGGAACATCTAAAAATAACAAGTTTATTGAATAGAACAAATCTCCATTTGTTGGTATTGTATATGAAGTTGTATTTACTGGAATATTCATTTTAAAATCTTTGGGTATCGAACCAGAATTCAAAATTCCAGGATTTAAAACTCCAATAGCATATCTAGATGTAGGGATCGACGATGTAAAGCCACTAAGATTTGTTCCGCTATAAGATGTAAATGTAGGTGCTGTTTGTGCGTTAACTACATTGCCTGGATCAATTGTATCGACACTCGCGAACATCCCAAACCCATTTGGAGTAAATGAAGGCTCTGTTTGTGGTATAGCAAATAGGGAAAATGGGTCATTTGTTTTAATCCATCCAGGATGTTTAAAAGGTACACGGTAATTAACATTGGTTGTTAAACCAAAGTATTCGAGATTATACAGTTGTGCCTGTTCGGGAGTAGTAAGAAGTTTAACTACGGCTAGACTGAATTTACCAGCTGTAGTAGAATTTATCAATTTTAAAACATACTTACCATACGCATCTTCTAATCTGGATGCTTTAGTAAAAGTATACTTGCTTCCATGAGAAGGGTTTGGAGGATTGTCGAAAACTAAATATTCACGAGAAACATTTAGTAAAAATCCACTACTGTCAAAATTGAAATTTCCCGGAACTCCAGAGGTAGCAAGACCTATAGTTGTATTGCTGATATAAGTATATTTTTCAACTTCTAATTGATATGAACCACTAATTTCTTCTACTGTAAATATATCATTAAAATAATTCCATAATCCATAATCCTGTGAGATATCGTTTATACTCTCTGAAATAAATAGTTTATTTACATCATCCAATGATGGTTCCCCGATTTCATAATTTATTTTACCATCTGAATCGAGTATCGGAACAATGTTATTTGTCTTAGTTTCTATGCTCATTACTTCTTGATCTAAGTTTTCATTTGAAATTTCTAATTTATCTAATTGACTTTGTAAAATTTTGATTTTGTTTTGGTTCTCTTGACTCAAAATATAATAATTTACATCAGCAACATGTCCAGCAGGCATATCGGGATGAGTTTCGATAGAACTCTTATCGTACTTCACGCCAGCACTAACACCGATACAAACTACTGTAACTACAACAAGTAGTAAAATATAGATTACTTGAATATCCATTTTATATTCTAAAGAATATAAAATTTTTTTGGTTAAACTTGGTTAAACTTGGTTAAACTTGGTTATTGCTTTATCAATCTTATACAACGAAGCCCCACGCTCGTTGTTTATCAATCCGTTAAGGCTAAACTCCAAAACTTCTTTGTAATCTCGTTGTTTACAGTTTTTTCTCGCATATTCATCTGATAATGCGCATATATCCAACAAACGGTCAGTGGCTCTTCTGTCTTCGAAGGTATCGTCGAACTTACCCTGTCTAATCATCTTCAGGTTACGTAAGATGAAAAGTTTCAGGATTTTTTTACTGTTAGTATATTGTTTGTATGCTAAAATTCCTTCGACGATTTTGGACTCGGGTAAACACAAGAACAATACCATTAAGAGATTATATTCTCTCGCAGTGTTGCCTAACGGACTTTTGGCATCCATGAAACCCACAGTTCCGAGTTCTCGATACTTGTTAAGAATATCGAGTTTTGGGGTTTTACTACTCTCCAGACCTTCTATGAACTCCCAAGTAGGAACAAACAGAAAATCGTAATTTTCAAAATATTCCAGAACCATATCTTTCTTTGGTCGACAGGCGTCCATCAATCTGAACACAAGAAGTTTGATATTAGGAGAATTACCCAGGATTTCACATTTCTTTCCATAAGACAGTGGAACAAGCTTTCTAATAAAGTTGATAGAACGCACGATAACAGGAGCACCAGTGTATGATTGAATGACTTTCATATCTACGCCCCTGTATTTTTCATCCATAGTCAATGGCCTTAATGCGTCGGTAAATTTTCCTCTATTGAGCATAGAATCAACAGTATCAGCATAGTTTTCTGGGGAATGGTTCACCGAGAGAGCATAAGGATACATAATCCTGCCAGCAATGGTTTTTTTATCCGGGATTTCGATAAAATTCCGTTGTTCAACAAACAATTTAACAAACGAATCGACATCACAGGGAACGTTATCGTAATGGAAATCTCTTGAAACAGCACCTAAATATACAATCACACAATCGTTATCTTGGAGGTCAAAATCTATCGTTGTTATGAGGGTTGGAGTCATAATCATGAAATGATGCGTCTGTTGATGATTGGTACAATGGTCGATAAATCTTTGTCCACCATTTTCATAGAATAGTTTCCCAAATTTTTCATCTTTATTACCCCAATAACTGTTCCTACAATCTATTTTGTTGGTGGTAGAAAGATGGTGATTATCTTCACTGTCCCACCAAAGTTTTACCAAAGGGCCTTCAAAACACATCGTGATTTGGTCACCAGTTTGAAACATGGTTTTTAAATCTTCCAGTGTTGCTGTGTGGCAAGGAGAGTGTCCAAAAGAAGCAGATATAATATTCTCATCTTCAAAGATTAACCCACGGGTGTTCGAGTTTACTGCTCCGGTAGAAGCAATGAACTTTCCGTCGATTATTCTTTCCGATGAATCAATTTGTGCGTCTTTGAGTGTATAAGACATTTTTTTGGGTTTTACTTTAAAATTAAATTTTCATTTTTAAAGTAAAAATAAAATGGATAGTTTATACTGCTTATCTATAAAGAAAAACAATGAATATCAAGAGCATTCTGTTTACACTTCATTTAACAATGCTTTGACAGCCATCTACGATATAACGTTGGACAAGTTTTCCGATTTACTCAAAAATGAAGGTTTAAATATTGCAAAAAAACACGTTACAGACCTGAAAAATTTGAACTCTATCAAAAGTGATTACAAACCAGACCGCGTAACCTATCTTATCGATAAGATTTTTAAGATTACTCGGGTTCGTAATGTTCTTACAAGTAAGGTGGCATTTGAAAATATCATTGAACATATCAATGAAAGGTTTATACAGCTAAAACATATGCACACGTCAAAAAGAATCTGTTTTCCTTTAAATATACTGGACGAAAAAACTAAGAGCAAATGGTATCTGTTGGACGAGTTTAATGCCGGGGAAGTTATCCAACATCTCGAAACCCATATTCAACGTAGAATAGACGAACTTAAACTCGATAACATCGAAGTGATGCAAGGAATTTTGGAAAGAAATAACGAGGACTTTATAGCTGTAAGATTTACCGATAGTCAAGAATTCATCCTTAATAAAGAAATTTTTGCTATCGTTGTATCTCCTGGTACAGGTTATACGAAATCACTCGAAATCAAATAATTTTATAAGTATTGTTTATAAAATTTAAATTTCCAATTCTGCGAACGCTCTATCAAAATCACTCATCTCTGTATCCTTTTCTGGTTCAGTTTCTTCCCAAGGAACATCTGGATGATAGTCTGGTGAATCAAGTGCAAAGGGGATATCATACTCATCGGGGTCGTACACCGGGGATTGAGGTTGATATACCGGGGATTGAGGTTGATAGGAAGGGGATTGAGGTTGATATACCGGGGATTGAGGTTGATAGGAAGGGTCCGTATCAGGTTGATATACCGGGGATTGAGGTTGATAGGA